CAACCATTTCGGATTGCGTGATGGTATAGACATCAACAACAGCGAACTAACCATAAAGTTTCCCAATGGTGTTTTCATACGCTGTAAATCAGCAGAGCAACGTGAGAATCTAAGAGGTCTCAACGTTGGCATATGGATCGCTGACGAAGCGGCGTTATATACCATGGATACATTACAAGAGATAACCAATCGCTTGCGTCCCAGCGTGGGACAACCAGATACAGCAGGACGATTGATCGTGATATCAACACCTAACGGTACAGGACCACTATATGATCTATTCAAGATGGCGATTGATAAGCCTGAAAAGTATGTTGTACGTCATTACAATTACGAACAGATGCGCTCAGGTAATCGTGAATTTATTGAAGAACAAAAAAGGATACTGAGCCCGCTCAAGTTCCAACAAGATTACCTATGTAGTTGGGAAAGCGTAGCAGATCAATTCTTTTATGCCTTTGATAAACACAAACACACACATGATGATATCGTAGATCGTGGTGGTGACATCTATACATTCCATGACTTCAACAAACGTGTGATGTGTGCCATAGTAGCGCAAGTCACCAATGAAGGTAAAAACAATGGCAAGATAGAGATATTGAAAAGTTATGCCATAAAGGATTGTAGCACAGAAGGCATAGCAGATAGCATAAGAAACGATTTTCCTAAACGCAGGATCTATAGCATCATTGACATGTCAGGCACGCAAGTCAATCGTGATACTACCAGTCCTTTTGGTATGACCGATCGCATCATATTAGAGAAGTATGGTTTCATCATAGTCAACACTACAAAAGCCAACCCATTGATCAGCGATACAGACAATACATGTAACGCATTCATCAATAGGAACGGTTTATCTGTGAATGTAAATGATAAATATCTATTAGAAGCATTGACTACATACCATTTTGAAGATGGTACTAGGAAAAGGCTTGTGAAGTATACTGAGCAAAAGTATGCCCACATTGACGGACTTGGAGACGCATTGAGATATGGGATACATCATCTGTTCCCTATCACACATGACGATCTTGGTATAAAGGAATATGTTGGTATGGATCCACGATATGCTAGATTGACTAGACCCGGCGTAGAACATCTACCAGAGAGTCCATTATATCCAGGTGGTCCAACATGGGAAGAGATCATCAATGGTGATGAAGGTAACGAAAATTCAATGACATGGCAATAATTTATAGGAACAAATCATGAGACAATTCATAAACAGATATAAACCAGTACATGAGCGTGTGTTAGAACGCACTAAGAAAAGCAATAAACCAGATGGCTGTTGGTTATGGTGTGGACCCGTCAACAATGCTGGCTTTGGTATGATCAAAGGTGATACTAGACAAGGTGATGCCAAGATGGTCACAGTACATCGTGTCATGGCAAGACATAAAGGATTAGATATACGCTGGAAAGAAGTACAACATACATGCTTGACAAAACATTGCGTGAACCCTGATCATCTAGTGTTAGGCAATGCCAAACAACGTCATGAACGCATAGCAAAGAAACATGGTGACAAATTCATGAAGCCTAAAAGACCTTATAAGCGTTGTGAATGGTGTGGAGAGAGGACACATGTCACATGGTTTAGCAGGGTACACAAAGAATGTTATCCAGGCATGAATGGCAAATACAGTAAGTATAAAGGTAAAAGTTGATATAAATACAATACTACATGGGGCATAATTATGGATTTTGAAATGATGGTCGAGATGTACACGATTGCGAAATTTTATATTCCGCAAGATGATCATTATGATCTAGCCAAGGATGTCGTTAGATATCTTACCGATATGGGCCATGATGAAAGTGAGATTGAAAGATATTTCGGCGAATTTCCTGAAGTCATGAAAGCAGTAGATGAATTCAGCATCTATACGCAAGAGACAGAAGATGTCATGGACATGGACGTAGAAGAATATGTCGCTATGGAAAAGGAAGAATATCTAGACGAGAAATATGGTGGAGATTATTACGAGTATCTTGACGATAACGAATAATCCATATAGGAATCAATAGATGAAAGCCAAAGACCTTATAAAGAAAAACCCAGTTTACATAGCCACTTTGGAACAGATGATAGCATATCAATATGCTTATCTCGGTGGTTATGTTTTCAAATCATATGTCAGAAAGAAAAGACCAAGCGAGGATAGCAACCTATACCTCGATCTGATACAGAACACTGTAGCACAGCCAATATGCCGTTACATTGTTGACACCATCAATGATGTATTATTTGAACCTGGCATCAAGCGTGAAATGAATTTTGCCACACCAACAGGCACATACATAGATCCTAAGAATTGTGAATGGGCACAATTGATGTTATTAGATGCCGATCTACAAAATAGATCAATGGATGGTTTCATGGAACAAGTTGGTCAATTGACATCAATCTATGGACATTGTTGGGTGTTCGTTGACATGCCACCAGTAGAAGAAGGCAACCTAGGTAGACCATATGTTGTCGCCGTCAATCCTATCACAGTATGGGATTGGGAGTTTGAATTCTTTGGTGGCAAACCATTATTGAAATATGTCAAGATACTAGAATCAGAGACAGAGACAGATTACTACATCAAATGTTACCATCTTGGTACAGAGACAGAACCAAGCACATGGGTCAATTATCGTTGTGGTAAAAATCTAGAAAAGGATGACATTGAAGTATTAGGATCAGGTACCTATCCACTCGGCATGGCTATACCTGGCTTCATAGCATTTGGTCGCCGTGACCCACGCAGATATGATATAGGCATCAGCGACATTGATAGCGCAAGCGATGCCATGCGTGAGTATTATAAATTAGAAGGTGAGGCATATACTGCCATACAGTTCGCACATACTATCATCAGAGCAGAGAAAGGCATAAGCATTCCTGTACATGCTGGTAGCATAGTGCGTGCCACACAAGGACAGGTAGAAAGCATCAGTGTAGATACTGGTGACGTAGACAAGATTATCGCTAAACAACAAGATGTATTACAGAGCCTAGAAGGCCTCACAGGTTTAGGTGGATTGCGCAACACAAAGAACCAGATAGCGAGTGGTGTAGCAATCATTGAAGAACGCAAACAGTTACATAGATTAGCCAAGACAAAGGCAAGATTGATGGAAGTCACCGAAGAGATGATTTTCACTTTTGCTGCTAGATTCATGAACATGCGTTGGGCAGGTGAAGTACATTACAATACAGATTATGAAGCGCACGATACGAATTACAGATTGGCACTGATTGAGAAGGCAAAATCATTGGTACCAGAAAATCCAATCATTGATAGTTTGATTACCAAAGAAATCATCACTATGCTTGCTCCTGCTGAACGCATTCCAGAATACGAGCAGGCATATATTGATACTATCACAGAGCCAGATGTAAAAACTTTGATGACTGATACGAACCTTGAAGTATTGACTAGGGACTTAGTCCCACAAACTCCACCACCAGGTGAAGTTGATGTCGTACCTGAAGGCACACTACCAGGTTATCAAGAAGATGGAGAGAATGTTGGGGTAGGTACTCCAATAACGCCGACAGGCGCGAGTTATTATACTAACCAGGCTATAGCAGTTCAATTGACTGGTATGAATACTGGAAGGTAATTTACGATGATTACGAACAATCAAGAGGATATTATGAACGAAAACTTCGCTGGCAACGATATAGCCGAAACTGAAGTGGCACAGGATAATGCTACACCTGAGACAAAAGTCAATGCTGGTGCGATACGCAAAAGCACTACATCAACAATATTGAACGCACTGTCACAAGCAAGTGGTCAACAGTTTGAAAGTGTAGAGGCAGCGTTAGCATATGTAGCAAGGACTGCTAATCAGAAGACCGGTGGTAACGCACAACCAGTGGAATCAGAGACACCAGAACCACGCATGGGGCGTGAGGTAGTATCTGATAACACCGACCTCCGCGAACAATTCGCAAAGTTACAACGTGACCTCGCAAGTAAGGAGCGAGCATTACGTCAAAAGGAACTTGATTCAGAGATCCTTCGTAACATGGGCGATAAGTTTGATCCCGATCTTACCGACTACGCACTACAAAAAGTGAAATCAAATATCCAATGGAAACGTGATGGCACTTATACGATAGTGAATAGCAAAGGTCAAGAAAGGTATGGAATGGACGGTAATCCGCTTACAATCGCTGGCTTGATAAAGGAAGTTGCTGATGGCAATCCAAAATTGTTGAAGCAAACTAATCTATCAGGCGGCAGTGGATTGAGACCTGGACAAAGCAATTTTGCTGGAGCACCAGTGGACCAGATCCCCGCATATGACCGTGACCCTGCTGCGTTCAATCAGTGGGCAAAGAATATGGGGTTAGGAAAAGGCCTTGGACTCAAGAATCTAAAGGTTGCTGCGTCAAACAGTACTCAATCTAAGAAAATTATATAAGCCAATAAAGGAGAATTATCATGGCATATGTATTAGGCGGTCTCAATAATGAATCTGATGGATTCACATTTGCTATCGCAAATTTCGCTCTTCGTGCCATGCACGAAAGCACTGGTTTAGTGAATTACACTACAGTCGTAGCACCAAATCAGGGTAACCAATATCTAGTACCATTGTTTGCGCCAATCACTTACGCTGATTACAACCCAGCAGGTGCCGGCGGTACTACCGGTTTCGGTAACGCAAACGTACAGAACCCAGCGTTGGGACAACAGACCATCACAGCATCACCAACTGTTGCTGCTACAGGTTTCGACATCTTCTACGCATGGACAACATCATTTGAATTGGCCGCAACATTAGGTCAAGAACTTGGTGAATCATATGGTGAAAAAGTTGACCAGCGTGTTTGCGCCGCATTCGTCGGAGACGGCGGAGATACTTCTGGTTTCAAAGCAACACCAGCCAACACTAACTACGCAGCAAGCGCACACGGTTTCACACGCCCAAGCGCATTAGGTGCTATGGAGTTGATCGCTGATGCTCAAACATCAGGTACTTGGACTAATGGTTTCACTTCAAACACAGTTCTTGGTTTGATCCGCAATGTCAAGCAGAACTACAAAGTCGCACGTCTACCAGGCACTCCAGTCATCGTATTGGACAGCAATGGTAACTCAGCAACAGTTGTAGGACCTCCTGCTTCAGCATTGAGTGGTTCAACAATGAATCGTCTATTGGGTGAATTGACTGGTGGTGCTGTAA